CGCCTCGTTCAGCATGCTCGCCCGCAAACTCGGCGCCCTGCCCGACGACTTCGACGAGGTCGAGCGCACCCGCGGCGAGTACCTGCTCGACGAGGCCAGCGAGGTCATCCGCGATCTCGCCGGCAAGACGTGGCTCACGACCACGAACGCCCTCGACAGCGTCCCGCGGGCGGTCGCCCGCGTGTGCGTCGCCGCCGCCGCCCGCGCCTTCGAGAACCCCCACGGTCTCGTGCAGCGCTCGATCGGCGACAGTTCGAAGAGCTACGACCGGAGCAAGCGCGAGGGCGGCGAGATCGTCTACCTGACCGACAGCGAAGAGCGCACCGTACTCAAGGCCGCGGGCGTGTCGACCTTCGTCGCGGTCACCCTGACGAGCCCGTACAGCTCAGATCTCGATCTGACCGTATGGGAACAGGTGACGGCGGAATGATCCCGGGGGAGATCAGGCTCGGCGAGCTCAACCGTCGTTTTAAGGTCATGCGCCCCGTGACCACGGGCGACGACGTCGGCGGCAGCACCGTCACCGAGCAGCAGGTCGGCGGCATCATCCGCGCGAAGGTGAGCCAGCCCGCGGGCGTCGAGCAGCTCGAGGCAATGCAAGCCGGCACGTCCCTCGCGGTCATCGTGCACCTGCGGCCAAAGTCCGACGTACGCCGCGGCGACCACCTCGTCGCGCTCGACGACGGCGACGACCTGCGCGTGAAGTCGACGATCCTGCCGAGCGAAGCCGTGTACCTGCGGGCGGACTGTGAGCAGATCCAGAGCGAAGGCGGCACGCCGTGAAGGTGATTCACGATTGGCGTTGGTCGCTGCGTCTGATCGGCGACGCCCTCGAAGAGCTCCGGATCCGACCGGTCGGCGTCATCCACATTGGCGCCCATCTCGGTCAGGAGGTCCCGCTCTACCTCGGGTGCGGACTCGAGCGCATCACGCTCGTCGAGCCTGATCCCGAGGCCTGCGCGGTCATGGCGGGGCAGCCGTGGATTGACAACCCGGGCATCGGCATCGTTAACAAGGCGTGCGGCGCCCGCGGACGGACGGTGTTCCATCGGATGGCCGAGGGGGCGTTCTCCGGTCTGCGGCCGAATATGGCGCAGATCGAGACCGCAAGCTTCCCGGTCGAGGTCGTGCCGATCGCTGACGTTCAGGTCGAGCACCGCGGCAATGTGCTCGTTGTCGACACGCAGGGAACCGAGCTCGAGGCGCTGCGCACGGCGGATATGTCGACGATCGACCTCGTCATCGTCGAGACACAGTCCGAGCGCCGTGGCGCCCCCGGCGCCTACTGGCCTGACCTCGTCTCATGGTGCGTCGAGGCGGGTTGGATGCCGCGCATCAAATGGAAGCGAGACGAGCGCTGGTCCGACATGCTGCTCACTCCTCGACGCCTGACCGAACCGGAGCCCCGCCCATGACCTCCCCGACGTGGACGATTCTCGTGCCGACTCTCGGTCAGCGTGAGCAGCTCTTTAAGCGCCTCATGGGCGCCCTGCTGCCGCAGCTTGACGAGCATGACGGGCGCGTACGCGTGCTTGCTTGGCGCAACAATGGTCAGCCCTCGATCAGTGAGATTCGCGACGCGTTGCTCGCGTCTGCCGGCACCGACTACGTGTCGTTCGTCGACGACGACGATCTCGTCCCGGAGTACTACGTCGCCGAGATCGTCAAGGCCCTCGACGAGCGTCCCGACCACGTCGGCTTCAAGATCAAATACACCACCAATGATGAGCATGGGGAGATAGTCGACCATTCGCTCAGGTGGGGTAAATGGGGACGCACCTATGACGGGCAGCTTTACCGTGACGTCACGCACATCGATCCCGTGAAGACCGATCTCGCGGTGCGTGCCCGTTTCTACTCGCGCCGAGGGCGAGCCGAAGACCGCGTGTGGGTTAAGCAGGTCCGGCAGCACCTCGCGACCGAGGTGTATATCGACAAGATCATGTATCACTATCTGTTCCGCGACGACACGACCGCATGGCGCGAGCCCGACAAGATCCGGCACGTCACGGGGCGCCCGCAGATCGACCACCCGTACTTCGCATGGCATCCGGAGAGCGACGCATGATCATCATCGTTCCCACCCGCTCGCGCCCGCAGAACGTTCTGCCGATGGTCGCCGCTTTCGACGAGACGGGCGCCTTCCGCGATGGTGCTGAGCTGTACTTTGTCGCCGACCGGGACGACCCGCACTTCGACGACTACGCCGTGGCGGTACACGACGCGTCGCTTATCGCCGGCAACACGCGACGGGTCGTCACCCTGCTCGACGCGACGGAGTGGGAGCCGCTCGTCCCGAAGCTGAACAAGGCGGCCGACTACCTGCGCGTCACCCGCCACCCCGAGCACATCGGTTTCATGGGTGACGACCATCGCCCGCGGACGCCCGAATGGGTGCGGCTCTACCGCGGGGCGCTGTACGCCATGGGCACGGGCGTCGTCTCGTGCGCCGACGGCTACCGGCCCGACGACCTGCCGACGCAATGGGCAATGACCGCCGACATCGTCGAGGCTTTCCGCGGCATGGTGCCGGCCCCCGTCGAGCACCTTTACTGCGACGACGTCATCCGCGATCTCGCGAAAGCGGCCGACTGCTACCGCTACCTCGCGGGTTGCCTCATCGAGCATGTGCATCCGGTCGCCGGCAAGACTGCGACCGATGAGCAGTACGAGCGCGTCAACAGTCGGGATCAGTACCGGAAGGATCGACCGGGCTACCGTACTTGGAAACGGGACGGCGGGCTGGCTCGCGACGCTCAGACCGTCGTGAACCTGCGAACCCAGAAAGGCACACCATGACCACCGACATCGTTGTAGCGACCCGCAGCGGGCTCGCCGAGGGCCCCGACGGCGCGAAGTACCGCCTCGCCCGCGGGCGCACCCTCGCCGACGCCCGCCACCCGCTCGCCGCCGCGCACCCCGAGCTCTTCTCCCCGTACACGATCGACCTGCCGTACGAGGGCGACGAGGCGTCGCTCGGCGATCGCGTAGCCGTCGAGCCCGACGCCGCCCTCGCCCTCGAGCTGACCGAGGCGAGGGCGACCGCCGAGAGCTACCGCGAGCAGCTCGCCGCCATCGCCGAGCACCTGCACGCCCGCGGATTCGTGCCGCCCGAGCTCGACACCGAGCGCGAGGGATGGCTCGCCGAACTGATCGCCGACATCCTCGCGCACGCCGAGATTCGCGAGCCGTCGGATGCGGCCGCAAACGACGCGTCGGCGCCGAAGGTCGAGCCCGGACCCCTCCCGCGCCCGCGCAAGCGCGCCCCGCGCCCGCAGACGCACGAGTAGATCATGGCGATCGTCCGCAAAAAGGGCGTGTCCATCCACGGCATGCCGAAGCTGCTCGCCAAGCTGAACGAGCTCCCGTGGCTCGTGCGCAAGGCGGGTGGCAGGGCGGTCAAGGGCGAGACCGAGGCTGTACGCGACGACATGAAGCGAGGCGCGCCCATCAAGACCGGTGCGCTTCGGGAGTCGATTCAGGCCGAGTACGACGAGAGGCTGCTCCGCGGCCGAGCCGTTGCGACCGCCAAATACGCGGGCTTCGTCGAGAACGGGACTGACGACACGCGAGCGCAGCCCTTCGCGCAGCCCGCGGCCGAGAGGTCCCGGCGCCGCTTCCCGCGACGGGTCAGCGCCGAGATCAGGGCGGAGCTTAAGACGCTGTGACCATCACGATGCACAGTCCGATCAACTCGATCCAGAAGGTCATCGTCGCCCGCCTGCGCGGCGACGCGACCCTCGCCGCCCTGCTCGCGCCCATCAAGGGCATGACGCCGAGCACGCCCGCGGTCGTCGACCAGCCTCCCGAGGGGCAGGAGAAGCCGTACATCCGCGTCGGCGACCACCTCTCGATCCCCGACCACGATCACACCTCCGGCGGTCGGGAGGTAACGGTCACCCTGCATATATGGACGAAAGAGCGCAGCAGCAAGCCCGGGCAGACGATCGCCGATCGGGTGACCGAACTGCTCGACCATCAAGTCGCCTCGTTCTCGGCCCTGCTCGAGGTCGAGGGGCACAAGTGTGTGACCATCCGGCAGGAATTTGATCAGGCGCTTGAGGACCCTGATCCGCAGATCAGGCATCATGTACTCAGGTTCCGCATTCAAACCCAGCAACTCACGTAAAGGGAGGCGCCGCCGATGAGCGGACGCGACGGTTTCGGGACGCTCTTCAAGCGCGCCACCACCATCACCCCGGGCACTACGTACGAGACGATCGCCAACGTCACCAACATCAAGGGTCCGGAGCGTAAGCGGGAGACCATCGACGTCACGGCGCACGACTCGCCGGCGGGTTGGATGGAGTTCATCGGCGGGCTCAAGGATGGCGGCGAGATTCAGCTCGACATCAATTACGACCCGGCCGAGACCACTCACGACCTCGACGACGACTTCGACGACGACGCCGCCCGGAACTACCAGATCGTCATCCTGCCGGCGACCGCCGACGAGTGGACGTGGACCATCAAGGGCGTGCTGACGAACCTCGGCGATGAGTTCCCGTACGACGACAAGATGGGCCGTACGATGACCATCAAGGTCACCGGAAAGCCGACCCTCGCGCCGACCGGCAGCTAGGTAAATAGGGAGAGAAAACAAAGATGACAGACCCGAACATGACCGCCGCTGACGCGCCCGAGGAATTCCTCGGGCGTGATGCGATCATCGACGCCGACGACCGCAATTACGATGTCGTCGAGTGCCCGGAGTGGGGCGGAAAGGTGCGCGTCCGCGGGCTCACCGGAGCGCAGCGGGACGCGTACGAGGAGTCGCTCGTCACGACGAACGGCAACAGCCGGAAGGTGAACCTCGCCAACGCCCGCGCGAAGATGTGCGTTCTCGCGATCGTGGACAAGGATGGTCGGCCGATCTTTTCGGCGGACGACGTCCGGGCCCTCGGCCGCAAGAGTGCGGCCCCCATCGAACGCATCTTCGATGCTGCCCGCAAGCTGAGTGGCATGTCGGAGGAGGACGTCGAGAAGCTGACGGAAAATTTCGCCAGCGACCCGAGCGACGAAGGTACTTCCGACTAGCCCTCGCGCTCGGGTGCACGGTCGAGGAGTTGCTCGCGCGGGTCAGCTCGCGCGAGCTGACCGAATGGGAGGCGTACGAGGCGGTAACCGGGCCGATCGGTGACGAGCGGTTCGATCATCTCTTCGCGATGCTCGCCTCGGTCGTTGCGAACGTGAACCGTGACCGGAAACAACGGCCCTACCCGGCCGAGCAGTTCTTGCCGAAGTGGCAAGCGAAACAGGAGACAGGAAACGGAGAGACCGACCCCGAGCAGCTGCTCCGGACGGTCAAGCGCCTGCATAAGGCGATGGGAGGGGGCTAGGTGTCGACTCTCGCTGACCTGCTCATTGAGATCGGTATCGACGTCGACGACGTCCGCAAGGGTGCCCACGTCGTAGGCAACGATCTGACGAAGGCGTTCAACAAGGTCAACGACGTCGCCGGCACCGCGATCCGCACCCTCGCCGGCATGTCGGCGATCGTGCCCCTCGCCGCGGGCGCCGCTGCCGGAGCTATCAGCCTCGGTACGGCGCTCGCGAGCGGGGCGGCGGCGGTCGGCGTGTTCGGCGCGGTTACCAAGACCGCGATGACCGACGTCACCGACGCCGCCAAAAAGCAGCAGGATCTGACCGACAAGATCCAGCTTTACAAGACCGAGGCGCGGCTCGCTGCGAAGGCGGGCGACGACAATTCGAAGTACCTCAAAAAGCAGGCCGAGGCGACCCTCGAATTGAAGGCGCGGCTTAAGAACCTGCCGCCCGCTACCCGCTCGGCGACCGAGTCCTTCATCCAGCTCAAGTCCGATTGGCAAGACTTCGTCGAGCAGAACAAGCCCGCGGTCTTCGGCATCATGACCCGCGGGTACAAGCTGATCGGCTCGTCGGTACTCAAGTTGCAACCCCTATTCGACATCGGCGAAAAGGCTGTCTCGCGCCTGCTCGGTGCGATGGAGAATGCGGCCGACGGTGGCTTCATCGATCGTCTGATCGCGCGTGCCGGCCCCGCCATGGACTCGCTGACGAACATCATCCTTAACGTCGCGAAGGCGCTCGGTAACACCTTCGGCCGCTTCGGCGACCAGCAGGGGCAGAGCATCCTGCAATGGCTCGACACGGTCACCGGCAAGTGGCTCGTCTGGACGAACGAATCCGGCAAAGAGTCGGGCATGACCAAAATGGTCAAGTACATGCAGGAACAGGGGCCGCAACTCGTCAAGATGCTCGGCGACATTGCGACCGCTGCGGTGCACATCGCTACCGCAGTGAGCCCGCTCGCCCCGATCACCGGCGCCGCCGCTGCGGCCCTCGCGCGACTCGTCGCCGCTGTCCCGCCGAAGTGGATTACGGCGATCGTCGCCGGCTTCATCGCGTGGAACATCGCGATCAAGGCGTACAAGACCTACACCGTCGCCGCGCAGATCGCGACGAAGGCGGCGGCGGTCGCGCAGGTCGCTTGGAAGATCGCCCTCGGCGCCTCGAACTTCGTCCTCGCCTCGGCGCAGATCGCCGTGTACCTCGCAAGGGTCGTCGCGGTGCGTGCCGCCACGGGGCTCGCGGTCGCCGCGCAGGCGCTATGGAACGCCGCCCTCGTCGCCGGCAACTTCGCCGCAGCGACCGCGCAGCTCGCGGGTTACCTCATCAAGCAAGGCGCGGTAGCGGTCGCGACAAAGGTGATGGCCGCGGCGCAATGGTTGTGGAATGTCGCCATGAGCGCCAACCCGATCGGGTTGATCATCGCAGCGATCGTCTTGCTCGTTGCTGGCATCGTGCTGCTTTGGAAACATTCCGAATCGTTCCGCAAGTTCTGGATCGCCGCGTGGAACGCGATCAAGATCGCCGCCGCCGCGGCATGGAACTGGATCAAGGCCGCAGCGATCGCCGTCTTTAACTTCCTGGTCGCTGCGGTCAAGAAGTACATCTCGGTGTACGTCGGCGCGTGGAAATTGGTCGCTAACGCCGCCGCTGCCGCTTGGAAGTGGATCAAGGGCAAGGCGTCGACGTTCTTTAACTGGCTGCTGTCGATCCCGAGCAAGATCAACGGCAAGCTCGCGTCGATGTGGAACGGGCTTAAGTCGGGCTTCCGCTCGGCGATCAACTGGGTGATCGGTAAGTGGAATTCCCTTCACTTCTCGATCCCCTCGTTCACCGTGCTCGGTCACACCTTCGGCGGCGGAACGATCGGCGTGCCGGCGATCCCCCAGCTCGCCAAGGGCGGCATCGTCTCGCCCCGCAGCGGCGGCACGCTGGTCAACGTCGCCGAGGCGGGCGAGCGCGAGGTCGTCGCCCCGCTCTCGCAACTGCCGAGCCTCGGCGGGCGGGACGACAAGCCGATCATCGTGCAGATCGTCCCGGGCGGAGAGCAGGAGTTCCGGCGCTGGATCCGCAAGAGTTTCCGCGTGAAGAACGGCGGTAGCAGTCAGGTGGTCTTGGCGTGACGACCTCGTTCGGCAAGGTAAAGCCGCGCATCGAGATCGCCCCCGGCGCCGATCCCGCGGGCGACCCCTCGCTGTGGGAATGGGCCGACGCGGGCAAGCGCCGCGCGAAGGTAGACATCGTCATCGGCGCCGGGCGCGACGACGAGGCGAGCGAGGTCGAAGCCGGCTCGTTCTCGGCGACGATGGACAACCGCGACGGGCGCCTCTCGCCGCGCAACATCCTCGGCCCCTGGTACGGCAGCCTCGGCCGCGGCACGCCGCTGCGCATGCTTATCGACCGCGTCGCCGACACCTTCACGCGCACCGTGGCGAGCGGGTGGGGGACGACCGACGACGGCTTCGCGTGGACGGTCAGTAATGGCACCGCGGCGGTCGACGGATCCTCGGGGACGTGGTCCGGTGCCCTGAACAACGCCACCCGCAATGTCGTGACCGACGCGGGCTCGCCCGACGTCGAGGTCAGGTGGTCGACGACGCTCGCCGTTGCGCCGACCGGGGCCGCCTTCGTCTCGGCCGCCCTGCTGCGGCACACCGACGCGAACAACTACATCCGGGCGCACGTCGAGTTCCAGCCCGGGGGCACGATCGCCGTAAAGATCCAGCGGGTATATCTCGGCGTGACGAGCGACCTGCTCGCGCTCACTTCGACCGCGGTCACCTACTCGGCCGGTACGAAGGTGTGGGGGAAGGCGCGCGTCGACGGCCCGTACGTCATGGTCAAGACGTGGACCGGTCTGGTCACCGACGAGCCCGACACTTGGCAGGGCGCTGCGACCGACGACTCGGTCGAGGGCGTCGGTACGGGGCTGTTCCTGTGGCGGATCAACTCGAACATCGGCACCTATACCGCCAAGATCGACGACTTCGCACTGACCAATATCCTGTGGACCGGCAACGTCCCGGAGTGGTCCCCCAAGTGGCCCGAGAAGAGCGGCACCGACTCGACCCTTCCCCTCGTCGGGGCGGGCATCCTTCGGCGCCTCTCGCAGGGCTCGAGCCCGCTAAATAGCCCCTTGCTCAATCAGCTGACCGCGCAGAACCCTTTTACGTACTTTCCCCTCGAGGAGGCGAGCGGGGCGTCGCAGGCGAGCGAGGCGAAGACCGGCAAGGCCGCCACCCTCATCGACGTGTCCTTCGCCGGCGACGACACGCTCGCGGGCGCGACCACCTCGGCGGTGCTGAATACGGCAACCGTCTCCCGCTTCCGCACCGCGATCGCCAGTAGCGCCACCCCCGACGGCTACGCGGCCCTCTGGTTCTTCCGGCTCGACTCGCTGCCGGCGACGTCGACCGCCTTCGTCGAAATGTCGTCCAAGGGCACGATGACCCGTTTCACGCTCGCGCTCGACAACACGGGCCTTTCGTGGAACGGCTATAGCGACGACGGCACGCTCATCGCCAACGCCTCGGCGCTGTACGCCGTCGATCCGACGAAGTGGATCGCCATGCAGCTCGAGACCAACGTCTCGGGCGGAACGACGAGCGTCGCCCTGATCTGGCACGAGGTCGGCAGCTCGACGTTCTACGCCTCGACCGACACCTATACCGGCACCTCGTCGAAGCCCGAGGTCTGCTCGATCTGGGCGGTCACCGACTCGATGAGCCTCGGGCACGTGTGGTTTGGCGACAACGACCTGCCGTTCGTCGATGGCACCTTCATGCTCGTCTCGGACGGCTACCGCACCGAGGCCGCGTCCGACCGCATCGTGCGGCTCTGCGGCGAGAGCAACGTGCCCGTCTACGTGCTCGCCGGCGACAGCGAGCCGATGGGCCGGCAGCGACCGGGCAAGCTCGTCGACCTGCTTCGGGAGTGCGAGGCGGCCGATCAGGGCATCCTCTGCGAGCGGGGCAACGCGCTCATGTACATCCCGCGGACGCGCCGCTACAACCCTCCCGTGGCCATGGCGCTCGACTGGTCCCTCGGTCACCTCGACGAGGCGCCCGAGCCCACCGACGACGACCAGCGATACCGCAATGAGTGGACGGTCAGCAGGGTCGACGGCGGCTCGGTCACGGTCGCCGACGCCGCGTCGATCGCGAAGGCGGGCACGCTCGACGACTCGGCGTCGCTCAACATCGCCGACGACGACCGGCTCGGCGACTTCGCCGGATGGTTCCTGAACCGCGACACCTCCGATTACCTGCGTTGGCCACGGATCACGATCAACCTGATCGCGCACCCCGAGCTCATCCCGGATTGGCTCGCCTGCCGCATCGGCTCGCGGATCACCATCGCCAACCCGCCGAGCGCGCAGCTCGCCGGCGAGACGATCGACGTCGTCATCGAGGGCTATTCGCAGGCGATCAACAATTACGTGTGGACGGTTGAGCTCTCCTGCTCGCCGGCCCAACCGTGGCTCATCGGTGCGTACGACGACGGCGTCGCCCGCTACGACGCGTACGCCACCGTGCTCGGCGACGTCGCGCAGACGGACACTTGGTGTCCGATCGCGTGCGCCGACGCCCTCGGCGCCTACTCGCAAACCAGCGTGCCCTACGACGTGAAGATCGCGGGGCAGCTGAACACCGTCATTAGCATGACGAAGCTCGGCAGCGTGCAGACCGCCGACGGCAGCTTCGAGGCGTACGACTCGACGAAGTGGACGACGTTCAACGCGAGCCCCTCGGGGGCGCCGACGCGCACCTCGGCGGGCAGCGGGCACCGCGGGCAGTACGCCGTGAGCGCGACCGCTGCCGGCGGCAGCGCGTTGCAGATCCGCCCGACGCTCGCCGCAGCGCCGAGCGCCTCGGCGGGGCAGCAGTTCACGGCGAACATGTGGGTTAAGTCGAGCTCATCGCAGAACGTCACGGCGGCGATCGACTGGTATAACGCCTCGACGTACCTCAGTAGCGCGACCGCTACCTTCGCCGTTACTGCCGGTACGTGGACGGAGATCTCGGTCTCGGGCACTGCGCCCGCGAGCACGACCCGATTCACCTACGGTCCGACGCTGGCCAGTGCGGCGCCCGCGGGAACCGTGCTCACCGTCGACGACCTCGACATCGTGCGCACCGACACGGTTAGCCTTCGGCAGGTCGCCATCCTCACGAGGGCGATCGATGGCTTCGCGAAGGCGCTGCCGGACGGCTCACCGTTCCGCATCGCCAACGGTGGCCGGTACGGTCTCTGAGCAAGGGAGAATGTGACCATGGTGGCTGTCTTCGCCGGCGACCCGATCCTCGCCGCCGACATGAATCGAGCCTTGACTCGGGTCATCGGCACGCCCTCGATCCAGACCGCTGCCGGCACCGCGATCAACTCGACGACGGATACGCAGATCGACAGCCTCACGGTCACGGTCGAGGCGGGGCGCCGGTACAAGCTGATTGCGCGCGTGCCCTGGCTCGGCAGCGTCGCCAACGACAACTTCTATATCTTCCTGCGCGAGACGAGCGCGACCGGGACGCAGCTCACTTTCCGGAACGCGCGGGTTACGCAGATCACCCGTGTCGACATGACGGACCTGTGGACCTATTGGACCGCGGCGAGCTCCGGCTCGATGACCTTCGTGTCGTCGGGGCGCCGCTCCGATGGCTCGGGCAGCCTCACCCCGCAGGGCGCGACGAATGGCCCGCGGACGCTCACGCTGGAAGCGGCCGACTAGACACCTAGCAGGTACGCTCGAGGCATGACCGAGGTTCTCTCGCTCCCCGTCTCGACCTCGCTACTCGCCGAGATCAACGCGGTCGGCGACCCGAAGCGAAGCAAAGCGCAGGATGGCACGATCGGCGACCGCTCCCACATGGAACGGGCATCCGATCACAACCTCGACGAGATCGGTAACACGGGCTCGTCGCACGACAGCGACGACATCCCCGAGGTGCACGCCCGCGACACCGACTCCCGCGGGCCATGGCTGATCGAGGGCGGCGCCGAGCGGATCGTTCAGCTCATCGTCGCCAACGTCCGCCGCCTCGGGCACGCCAAGCGGCGCGTGAAGTACGTCATCTACCGCCGCCGCATCTGGGTGTGGCGGCAGGCCGATGGCGTCTGGCAGTTCGTGCAGCAGGCCTATACGGGCTCCGACCCGCACGACCTGCATTTTCACGTGTCCTTCGAGTACGGGTCCGGTGCCGGCCCGAACAATCCCGAGAACAACACTGCGCCGTGGGGGATCCTTGCGGCGTACGAGGAGGAGAGCATGCCGACCGCACAGGAGATCGCCGCCGCAGTCTGGGCGTACGAGTTCACCCGCCCCGACGGCCCGACGAAGACCGGCGCGACGAAGACGTCCGCGGGTGCCTATCAGGCGTACAGCGACGTGCAGGCCAACGCTGCCGCGGCGAAGGTCATCACCACCCTGACGCCGATGCTCGCCGCGGCGAAGGTCGACACCAAGGCGCTCGCCGGCGAGCTCGTTCCGCTACTGACGGCGAGCGTCCTCTCGGCGCTGCCGCAGGAGGCGGGCGACCCCGTCTCGGCCGACGAGCTGCAATCCGCGATCGTCGGCGCCCTGCGTGAGCTCGCCGCGCCACAACGGTAAGCACCCGCCCCCCTGCCGCCTCGATACGAGAACCTTTATGTTTTCCTTACGGCTCGCCGTTACGCAGCGTGTACGGCGAGCCGTTCGTAACCGTGAGAGGCGGTCGGCAATGCCGTTGTGGGCAAGACTGTTTGTGCTGCTCGTCGGCATGCTGGCATGGCTCGCTATGGTCGGGGTATCGCTATGGCTCAAGGAAATCCCTAGCGCAGTGCTAATCGGCTTTCCGGCGGCTCTGTGGCTCGCCCTTTCGGGCGGCGATAGCATCAGCCGGAAACGGGCAAGTAGCCGAGCGGCCAAAACCATCACGAAGGACGATCGCGGATGAGCGGCTTCGACCCGCAGTACGTGACCGACGCCCTCGCCTGGGCGGTCGTATGGTCGGCGCTCGGCCTGACCGGTCGTAAGCTGCTCGCCGAGCACGAGGCGCGGCAGCGCGCCGCCCGGCGACGAGAGGCCAAAAGGTGACGCTCCCCGATAATCCGCCGAAGTGGCTCGCATGGGCCGGCACGCCGACCATGAGGGCGGCAACGACGGCGATCTCGCTCTTCGCCCTGCTCGTCTCGGCGGTGCTCTATTGGCAGCTACAGAGCTTCACGCAATGTCTGGCTGACCAGCAACGGGCCGACGCCGCGCGCACGTCCATCATCGCGAAGGCGACCGACGCCGAGCGCCGCGCCGATGCCGCCCTTGTCGCGGGGCCGCAGCCCGGGGGTCCCGACGGCGCGGCCCTTCGCCGGCAAGACGTTGCCGCTCGCGAGTACACCGACGCCGTCCGCGCAGCTAACCCCCCGCTAGCCCTGAATCCCTGTTAGCGACGTACGCCCGCCATGCCTGCCCGACGATGCCCGATCCCGGGAAGAGATCGTCGAGGGAGTCGCCGGCCCGGGCGCCGATCAGATCGAACATCCATCGGCAGAAGACCGCGGGCTTCGTCCCGGTCACCCGACCGGGGAGCGTGGTCACGGGGGCGATTCCGTGGATGAGCGTGTCGACGTGTCGCTCGTCGACGCGCGATCGCCGCGCGACGGGTACGTAGATGACAGGTTCCCATCCGTTGAGCGCGTACAGGGCGTGCTGCCGCGGGCGAGGTCCCCGTACCCATGACGCCACCCGCACCCGCAGGTCGAGGCTCACGGCGAGCGAGAGCACCTCGGGCAGCGCCCGCGCCGACGTCGACAGTGCCCACCCGTCATAGTCGGCGAGCCGCTCGAGCAGCTTCCGGTGATCGACCTCGCCGGCGAAGTCGGGATGGTCCCGGTAATAGAACGCCTTCCCCGGATACGGCGGGTCGGCATACGCGAGGCGTCGCGTATGCAGCGCCCGGTCGACCCGCGACACGTCGCGCGGGCCCGAGGCTGACGTGTCGCGTACCGCGGCCGCCGAACCGTCGCGTACGGCCGCGGTCAGGCGATGTCGCGCCTGCCGGCAGCGCTTCGAGCAGGTCAAGGCGTCGCGCCTCGCCCGGGCCGGTATCGGCCCCTCGCACCATGCGCACTTGCGCATCAAACCTCCTCGGTTCCTAGCAGGCGGGTTACTCTGCCCCCATGAGAATCGTTCGTGAGCCCGCCTTGATCATTGGCATCGTCGGCTCGGTGCTGACGTCCGCCGCCGCCCTCGGTCTCGACTGGTTGCCGCCCTCGGCCGCCGCGGGGATCGTCGCCTTCCTGACCGCGGCGGTTATCGCCGTCCGTACGCGCCCCGTGGCGCCCGCCCTGTACGTCGCCGCAGGCTCGGCGCTCGTCGCCGTGATGGCGCAGTACGGGCTGCATCTGCCCGACGCCTACGTCGGTTTCCTGACGTCCATCGTGCTCGGCGGTTTCGCGCTCTTCGGCATCCGTCCGCAGGTCTCGCCGGCGACCGCCTCGGGGCGCGTCATCCCGGGCGAGGCGGTCACGAGCGCGACGGTCGCCCGCTAGTCGGCAGGGAAACGCCCCCGGTCCCCCGGGGGCGTTTCGTCATCGAGTCTGGAATGGGTTCCACGGCGCCGCGGGCGTGCTGTCGGCCGACCCGGCGTGCTCGTGTGCCGGTAGTGGCTCGTCGACCGCCTGCGGCGCGTCGGGCAGCTCGACGGGGGCGCCCGCGGCGAGCGCATCCTTGACCTCGCGCTGCGGGTCGCTCGCCGCCGCCTCGCGGATCCTGTCGGCCTCGATCTCGGCCTTCGTGCGCCGCTTGCGCTTGGCGGGCGCGGGTCCGTCGCAGACGAGTACGGCGACGTCGGCCGCCTCGGGCTCGCGAAGCCGTGCGGCGACCTCGCCGGCGAGCGCCTCCCGGTCGACGAGCGGCTCGGCTGCCCGCGGGGCCTCGGTCGGCGGAACGTTGGCGACGATCCGGAGGGCGTCGTCGACCTCGCTCGGCGCGAAGCGCAGCAGGGACTCGGGGCGGTGGTGCGTCGCCTCGAAGAGCGTCTCGTCGCTCACGAAGTTGCCCTCGTCGTCGTAGTTCACGGCGGCGACGGTCACGCGGTAGATCTTTCGCACTGTCAATCTCTCCCGTCGGAAATGATGATCATTGCCCCGGTCGGCCGACCGGGCGAGGGCCGTTCTTTGGCGAGCTCGCGGATCCGTACGACCTGCGAATCGTCGGCGAACATCCGTGCCCCGCCATGCTTGACGCCCCCGAGCGCGTCAAGGGTTGACCGGAGCAACTTGTCGATGTCGGGCGTGCCGAGCGGCAGGTCGGTTCCCTCGGCGCGGCACTGCTCGTCCGTCACGTAGAACGTGCATTGCTCGACCACGACGGGCGTGCCGGCAGGGAAGAGCGGGAGGGACGTGTGTCGGATGTCGGCCGCCTGATACGCCTTGTACGCGGCGACCTTGACCGCGAGCCGCCATGCGGGCAGGTACGGCGATTGCTCCCGAAGCTGCCCCGCGCCGCCGAGGTCTTTCGATCCCTGCGGCGCGGGTCTGCCGTACACGTAGATGACCAGCCTCACGGGGCGAGCGGGTGCGGGAACTGCCCCGCACTCACAAGCTGCAAATACTGGTTGGCGAGGTTCAGCTCTTCGTCGGTCGGCGTCGTGACGTACCACGCGTCATTCTGCTGCGGACCGGTCTTGACGAGGCGGCCGACGACCGCACCCGGGGCGCCGTTCGGGCCGCCCCGCTCACGCCCGGGCAGGTACGCGAGGCACTGCCCGATGACCTGCGACTGATTGATCCACATGCCCTTGCGGACGTACGGCAGCGGGGAAAACTCGGTGTGCGGCGTCGGCGGCAGCCCGTGCGGCTTGCCGCCCCACCCGATCGGCTGCATGTTGCCGACGCTGCCCCCGTCGAGCACGACGACCGTCGCGGTCATCCGATCCTGCTCGAGGTTGCCCGCGGCGCGGTCGGCATCGGTGACGAAGGTGGCGTTTTTCGGCACCCGCTGGAACGCGAGCGGGAAGATGATCACCAGACGCCCGTACATGTCGGCGATCTTCGCGCCCTTGCCGCCCGCCGAAACCGGCGGCGGTGGGGCCGACGCGGTGCCGAGGGCCGGCACGCCCTGCGGGGCGGGCGCGGAGTACTGCTGCGCGGGCGGGGCGTACGACGGCGCGGGTGCCGCCTGCTGCTGCGGGGCGTACTGCTGCGGCGCCGGGGGCGCGTACGCCTGCGGGGCCGCCTGCTGCTGCGCGAACGGGTTGCCCGCCGGAGCCTGCTGCTGCGGAGCGGGCGGGGCGTACGCCTGCGGGGCCGCCGCGGGCGCCGCCTGCTGCTGCGCGAACGGGTTGGCGGCGGGTGCCGCCTGCCGCTGCGCGGGCTGCGCGGTCTGTGCCGGCACGTTCTGCGCGAACGGATTCGGGTGGCTCATGCTTCCTGCTTTCGTTTTCCGTGACGTGGGCACCTGTTGCCCCGGTCGCTGACGGAAGAGGATTCGAACCCCTACCTGCTCGAGTTCGCACCCCGAGCCGCTCTAGCCAGTTGAGCTATCCGTCAATGTCGCCCCCGGGCCACGGTCTCGATTGGCTCGAAGCCCGGGGGCGAGTACATGGAACCCTAGCAGCTACCTACCAGGGTAGCGAACCTGTGAAGCTGTAGACGAGCATGAGCACGCCCGAGGCGACCAGCGTTGCGCCGAAGAAATTGCACTGAAACGAGGACGTGCGCGGGTTGGCGAATCCGGCGATCCAGAAAGCCAGCCCGTACATGAGCGCGAAGGTGCCCACCCAGAGAGCGACGACATGCGTTGCGTTCTCGCCCGCGGTCACGGCGCGACCCCCTGCGTCCACCCACAGGCACACTTGCCCGAGGTGTGCATCGTCCGCTGTGGGCACTCGATCTGCCGGCGACGAGCGGCGCCCGCCTCGGCGACGCGCCCGCCCCACTCGCGGCCCATGCCCGTGTAGATCTCGTACGTTTTGGCGAGGTAGCCGAGATCGGGCGCGGCCCAGATCGCATCGATGGCCTGCCTGTCGACGTCGTCCAGACCGCCGACCGGAGCCCCCTGCTGCGGCGCGGGCTTCCATTCGACGTTTCCGTCGGCCCGTCGCGTCGCGACCTGCGCGGCGCCCGCGTAGTTGGCGGCGACCGCCTGCTCGGTCAGCATCTGCGCGACCTGTGGGCGCTTGATGTTCGGCATCGGGACGAACCATGCTCCCGGCTCGCCGAGCCGCACCTTCGAGGCGCTCTCCCGCTTCGCCTGCCGATACGCCGCCTGTGCGCCGTCCCATCCGCTGACGAGGTTCACGAAGTAGGGTTCGGCCGCGCCGTCGGCGAGGTGCACGACGACGCCGACATCCTGCCGGACGCAGGGCGTCGGCACGTACGTGCCGGCAGGCATCACGACCTCGTCGCCCGAGAGCGAGAACTTGACCTTTACCGTGCCGCCGATGGCCTGCCACATCCGCAGCGCCCGAGAGTAGATCGCGAGCTGCGGTGCGATGTGGATCCCGTTGAGCCACGGTTCCTTTTCGCTCTTCACGTCCATGATGACCTGCGACGGTTCGCTCCCGTGGTCGTGCCCGTGCTGACACTTCCATGGCCCGAGCAACTCGGTCAGCCCCGGGATGCGGTCGATGCGGTCGAAGGTGCCCGCCGCGGGGCCGAGCTCGTCGGCGACGACCGTGCGCTCGATCTCGACGACCTCCCACCCGTTCTCGCGGGTCAGGAAGTCGTACGCCCGGAGGATGGTCGCGACGGGGGCCGGCAGCGCCCGGAGGATGCCGTCGAGGTTCTCGCCGCGGTCGAGCCGCTCGGTCAGGTCGTGCAGCGCGGTACCGGTGCGGGCTCCGTCACGTTGCTTTGCCGCCGCCATCGCCTCGCGGACGATGCCGTCGAGCTTCTTTTTCTGATCCTTCGACCAACCCTCGACCGGGTCGGGCCGGCCCATCGCCTTCACGGCGAGCACGAGGTCGTCGCGGATGGCCATGCCCTCGGCGACCTGCCGCTGTTTCCACACGTCGAGGTTGTACGTGTCGGTCTCGATGTATTTGAGCAGCTTGCTCACGCGGCGGTACTCGTTGCCCTCGTGGTCGCGGTACCACCCCCACCGACCTCCGGTCGGCATCGGCCCCGGAGCGGGCGCCGTAACGGTCTGCGTCATCTCTCCCCTGTTCCTATTCTTCGACTTCGAATCCCGCGGCGCGGAACGCAGCGGCGAGGGCGCGGTTCATCCATCGCGGATCCTGCTCGATCGAGTCGCCCGCCTCTCCCTCGGCCACAGCGACCACCTCGGGCGTGATGCGCACGCGAGTCGCGGTCTCGATGCACTCGCGGACGGCAGCCTTACGCGCGCTGCCGCCGATGCCGTCACCGAGCTCGTACCGGTCGTAATACGCCTCGCGAGCACGCTGCCGGCGATCGACGAGCGGGTCGTCGCTCGCGGGCGCGGGCTTCATCTCGGCGTCGAGCGCCTCGACCGCCTCGACGAGATCGCGTGCCGGCCCGGGGTCGATGAACTTCGGCGGCACCGATGCGTTGGCGAGGGCGATCGCCGCCTCGACGACCGCGTGCTCGGTCGGTCTCATCCTGCGTACCTCTCTCCCACTAGCTCGACGCCGAGCCCCGCGGCGAGCAACGCCTCGACGGCGGTCGCCTCGGCGGACACGTCCGCTCGCTGAACGATAGTCACGGGCGTGCCGGCAGGCGGCCAGCCCTGTACGCGGTGCCCCGGTCGTACGAGCACGACCCGGAGGGTGGGCGCGTGGTCGATCTCGGCTACGCCCCACACCTCTCCGTCGTGTCCGAGGATGTGGTCGCCCGCGTGCACCTGCTCGTAGATCATCAGCTCAGTAGCGCGATGTACTGGTTGGCGTTGTCGACCGCCGAGGCGAGCTGCTGCGCCGCGGTCTCGACGCGGATCCGCGAGACCTCGATGGCATTGAAGATGTTGCCGCCCTCGGTGCCCATGATCGTGCTCACGGCGAGGGCGGTCTGCTCGGCCATCCGCTCGGCGGGCTGCGGCTTACCGTGCCCCGAGCCGACTGCGGCGATGCTCAGGGCGCTCGCGGCGGTCATCTCGGCCTCGGCCATCGTCGCGAGCCCGACCGCGCCATTGAGCGCTGCGGCGCACGCCTGCAATTTGCTGATCGTCTCTTGCATCTTGTTCCGGGCCAACACGGTCAGTTCCCGCGTGGTCTCGTGAGCGTCGGACATCTCTGCCTTTCCTGCCTTGTAGCCCGAGCCCATCGGTAGGACTTGGGCAGGCTCGTCGTTGGGTCCGGGCTCCGGCGCATCGGCCGGACGGCCCGGGAAGTACACGACCGTCCCTTCGCTGAGGTCCGGCTCTTTGCCCTCCTGTATGAGCCGTGGCGTCTCGTCGACTCGCTCGCCCTCGGCGGCGCGAAGCTGCTCGACGCGGTACGCCTCGGCCGTGCGCCACTCCTCGACTCGTTGCTCGTACAGCGCGAGCCCGCGGCGCATGCGCTCCGCGTCCGCTTGCAACGGGTTGCTGGTCCCGAGGTAGAAGTTCGTCAGCGAGCCGGGGCACTTGAACTTGTGAAAGATCGGCGGAATGTCGAGTCCGCGCAGGTTGTGATACGGAACCTGCGTCACGTTGGCGCTGACGTTCCACCACGCATCGCAGGGCGGGAAGGGGCAGTCGATGCGATGCGTCCGTGTCGTCACGCGACCGCCAAGCTGACCGTCGTCGGCCAGTGCCGGCCCATGTACGCGCGACGCTCACGGCGCTTGGCGAGCTGCAAGCGGAGGGCGAGCACGCCGACCGCGACGTAGATCCGGACCATCACAACTCCTCGACTTGAAGCTTGAACTGCTGACCGTTCGGCAGCGTGATGATCACGAAAGCGAAGCGCGAGCCGTGACTCCCGTTCGTCGGCGAGGTGTCGCAACCCTGCTCGCGCATCGCCTCGGCGGCGATGACCGCAATGTCGAGGCTGCTGTGCTCGGTGCCGGCGGCGAACTTGCTCATCGGTTTGCCTTTCGTCGTTGCTGCCTTACGAGTCAAAACGCTAACAGGTACCTAGCAGGTTTGCAACCTCGACGACCTGCTAGGTTTCCTGCTAGCCTCGTGACCATGACTAACGCGACCGAAGCCGTTGCGCCGCCGAGGACTCCGGCTGCGCGCGGTGCCTTCACTGAGCACGTGTCCCTACTGGTCGACGTGCCTACGAAAGAGTTCATCCTCGGCGTCGCCTCGGAGGTCGCCGTAGCCGCGGGCTACAAGTTCCTACGGCAGGGCGAGACCGTGCGCGATCTGCTCGCCGAGGCGATCGCTGCGCGGTACGCGGCCGACCCCGAGGCGTACGTGCGGCAGGTGCTGCGGGGGCGGGAGATACTCGCCGTACCGGCCGATGGCGCGGCCCCCCGCCCCGCGTAAGGTCAAAATTCCCTGGCAAACACGAACGGCACGGTTCGCATCCCCGCGAGGGTGCGCCGTGCCGTTCGTCTCCTCGCTCCCCAGCGAGGGCAGGTCGTACTTCTTTTGGGAGAGAAATGACAGACCTTGAAAGGCAGGATAGTTCCCCCGGGCCGTTCGGGCGAGCCGCTCGGCTCTATCGGTCGGCCGGATGGCCCGGGACGCTCCCGGTCGGCCGCGCGCCGGGGCAGAAGTCGCCGCCCCCGGGGGGATGGACCGGGCACGGGGCGCCGTACCCGTCCGACGCGGATGTGGGCGTCTGGGAGACCGGTCCCGAGGCGTACTACAACATCGGCCTTCGGATGCCCGACGGCGTCGTCGGGCTCGACGTCGATGCGGGCTACGGCGGCAAGACCGGCGACCAGACGATCGCCGACCTCGAGGCGCGCCTCGGACCGCTGCCGGCGACGTGGGTATCGAGCGCCCGCCCCGCGCCCTCGGGCATTCGCTTCTATCGCGTGCCGACCCACCTCGACGGCATGCCTGTTAACTGGCCAGGCGAGGCGGGCAAATACGTCGAGATCATCCAGCCCGGACACCGCTACGCCGTCGTGTGGCCGAGCACGAACCCGGACGCGGGCGGCGCGCCGTACGAGTGGCGGCACGAGGGCGGTCCGATTTACGCATGGTCCGGCGATGCGCCGCCGCCGCCGAGCGATCTCGCCGAGCTGCCCGAGGCATGGGTCCGCGGGCTCATGCTGCCGTACGAGCGTACGGAGAAGAGCGACCTCGCATTCGGCCAGATGGCGGCATGGTGGGACGCGCTTCGCCGTGGGGCGCCGTGCCCACTTATCCACAGCGTGTGGACGAAGGCTGTGCACGATCTCGAGCACGACGGCGGGGCGCGTCACGAGACCGCCCGCGACGCGGTCTCGTCGGTCGTCCGCGCGGGCGGCGAGGGCCACCGCGGGGCACCTGAGGCGGTCCACGCCATCGGCGCAGCTTTCGAGCGTGCCGTCGGTGTCGAGCGCGCCCGCGGCGGCGAATGGGATCGGCTCGTCGCGGGAGCGGTCAAGCTCGCGGCGTCCGACAACTCGACCCCGCGGCAGATATGTCAGCACGACATCCCCGCGGCGACCGGACTCGCGGTGCCCGAGGGTTTTATGCAGCCCGGGGCGGTATCCCCCATGGTGCCCCCCACCATGATCGCCCCGGGCGGGCTGACACTACCCGATGAGTTTTGGGCTGCTCGTGAGTCCCTTGCCCGCGTACGCCAGGCGGCGCATTCGAAGATCCGCTCGGCTGACGTCGTGTTCGCCGGCTTGCTGTGCCGCCTCGCGGCGATGGTCCCGCACACCGTCCGCGCCGATACTGGCATCGGGCAGCCCGCCAGCCTGAACCTCTTCGCCGCGGTCGTCGGCCCCTCGGGCAGCGGCAAGTCCTCGGGTTTGTCCGTCTCCCGTGAGCTCATCAAGACGACCCGCTCCGTCGAGGAGTTCCCGCTCGGCAGCGGCGAGGGGGTCGCCGAGGCGTACATGGGTGAGGCGCTCGAGGGCACGGGCGTCATGGCGAAGGACGGCAGCGAAAAGCAGGTCAAGGTCCGCAAGCAGGTGCGGCACGCCGCCCTCTTCCACAGTGACGAAGGCGCCTCCCTGAACAAGCTCATCGAACGGGCGGGCAGCACGGTCGGCGAGACGTTGCGGTCGGCATGGTCCGGTGAGGCGATTGGTCAGAAGAATGGTCGCGCCGAGACGACCCGTACCGTGCCGGCACGCAGCTACTCCGCGGGGCTCGTCATCGGATACCAACCGTCGACGGCGCTGCCGCTACTCGCCGACTACGAGGCGGGCACTCCGCAGCGGTTTCTGTACTTCTGGGCGGTCGACGGGTCGGTCCCGCACCGCTCGGCACGCGTCCCGTGGCCTGGCGAGCTGACGTCCCCCTTTCCGCCGGAGGTGCCGACCGACGCCTCGCCGGCAGGGCCCCTGCTTGCGGGGCCGCCCGCGGTAGATCACTCGCCGATCACGTTCGCCGAGGAGATCCTCGATGAGCTGTACGACACCGAGTTCCAGAAGGCGACCTCGGCGTTGCCGGCAGGGCACTGGTTGCTCATCCCCGGGACCAGTGAACTTGACCCGTTCAAGTCACAGCACACCGTGCTTAAGGTCAAGGTCTCGGCCCTGCTCGCGCTTCTCGAGTCTCGACGCAAGGTGAACGTGGACGATTGGCGCCTCGCTCAGGTCATCATCGACACGTCCGACCGGGTCCGCGGGTACCTCGATGCACTCGCCAGAGATGCCGCGGGAAAAGCGAGGGCCGCCTTCTTGGCGGCCGAGGCCGAGGCTGAGCACTTCCGAGCGCACGCCCGCTCCGCGGTCGCCGAGGCGCTCGACCTGACCGCTGAGCGGCGCTTTGCGGTGCGTGTGGCTACATGGGTGCACGAGCTCGGTCCGCTCACCTTGGGCGCCATCCGCAAGCGGGCGCCTTCCCGCGATCGGCCGCTCGTCGAGTCCGCGGTTGAGATCGCTCGCGAGTCGACGTGGGTCGTCGTCGCTGACGACGGTCACATCCATCCGGGCTCTTCGCGACCGGTCGCGTGAGAGGTGGACAGGTGGACGCGAGGTGGACAGGAGGACAGGTGGACAAAAGGTGGACGTGTCCACCTTGGGGCCTGTCTGACGCCCTATACGCGAGTCAATATTTTTCCTTCCTTCCTTATATAACCGCTGCTCAGCGGCCAAATACTCTGCGTGCATGATCCGTTACTTTTCCATTTTCCCGTTAGCCGAGGTGGACAAGTCCACCTTTTGTCCACCTCACTCAAGATCGGAAAGTCAGTGATGATCATCAATTGCACCCCCCACCCCATCGACGTGTACCCGGCGGACACCCCGGGGGTCGTTGACCCTCAGCGGCACACGCCGATCCTGACCATCGACCCGAGTGGGACGTGCGCCCGCCTCGACGAGGTAGTGCTCGACGACTTGAAGCTCGCGCCACGCGTCGGCGCCGAGGCGGCCGTAATCGTGCGGGTGGAGTACGGGCACGTGACCGGGCTGCCCGATACGCGCCCCCGTACGTGGTACGTCGTGAGCCTGCCCGTCGCGCTCGCGCTGCCGGCCCGTCGCGACCTGCTCGTCTCCTACCGGCAGGTGCGCAACGCTGCCGGCACGGTTGTCGGTTGCCGCTCGCTGGCACGGCCGGAGTAGGTTGCGCGTCATGGGAGAGACCGTCAGGCATACGCACAAGATCGACGACGACCAGTTCGCCGCGTTCATCAAGGCCATCAGCGAGCCGTTCCCCGCTGCGCCGGCGAGCGAGCGCGCGCAGACCCCCTACGACCTCGGGCTTGAGCCGTGGACGTTCCACAGCCCGCACGATCAGGCCGACGTGGTCGCCTACGTCGACGACCGCAACCAACTGCGGCACGTGTCGCCGAGCCGCGTGAGCGAG